GCGCTCCAATCCCATCAAAAAGAATTGGTTTGTACGTGTCTTAACAACGATGTGAGGGCGACCGTAAGCCAACAATTTAACTGTTTTGTGTGTAGCAACGTCCTGTTTTTTCAACTGAATAGTAAGTACCTGTTCAACGAATGTAGTACCGTTATCGCGTGACGTTTGAATTGTTTGCTCAAATGAGTTCGCACCTTTCAATTCGTACTTGTACAAAGATGTAACCCCAGCAACATCAGTAATTAAGTCAGTGTTAGTTCCGTCATACGTTACATCTGCCTCTGCATCGTACGCTCCGTAATTAATGAAGTAGATAGCATCTAGTCCCGAAACGCTGTCTTTGCAGGATTCTGCTCTACCGTTTGCAATATCGCAAGCCATATCTTTAAATTTTTAATGTTATAAAAAAGGGTGGTGTTTTTTGCACCACCCGATTACCTTGTTTTGCTAATTATTAGTTAGCTCCGTTAGTGATTCCGTATGTAACGATGTCACCTGCGAATCCGTACTGAACGCCAGCAGTCAATCGCATGATAACACGAACGTTTTGTGAACCGTCGATGTCTGCCATGTCGATTAATTTAACCTCGTTATGGTCAGCTAGCAACCCTGTACCAAACCACAAGTTTTCTTTTGTAGTCAACATTGCAGTGTTAGATGCAAGACCGTTTGCCATTTCAACAGGAATACCGTCGAACGTCAAACCGCTTCCCATTGAGTACCATTGTGTCCCTTGGTTGTTTGTACCGTTAGCACCTACACCAGAAGCAGCGAAACCACCCAAAGCACGTACATACGCTTTGTAGATGTTTTGTGAAACGTACAAAGTCAAACCTTCTTTACCGTACAAACGTGAAGGCAAAGCATCAACGATTTTACCAAGTTCTGCAACTACGTTAGAAGAAAGAACACCACCACCTACTGCTGCAATTTCTTGAGCAGCTGGTAAGTTAGCATCCGCTGCAATCAATGTAGTAAAACCATCGAATTCTCCAGCGTTAGCATTAACACCTGTCCAGATGTTTGTTTCGTTTTTAGCAGCTACTTTTTCAGCAACGTAAGCCAAAAGGAAATCGGCAAAAGATTTTGGAAGTTGATCGAAAGCAGAATAACCCATTGAAACTGCATCCCAATCTGAACGGAAATCTTTTTTACACAATTCCAAATTCACTTGGAACTCCTCAGGCTGCAATACGCGCTCTGCGATTGTGATAGTTGAAGTAGCTGTAAAGTCACAAGTAGCATTTTTCAAGATATCGTCAGTAGACAAAGTCTTTACAACTTGCTTGTACTTGATGTTAGGTTTAACCGTAATTAGGTTTTTAGAAATAGTTGGAGCAGATAACAAAGCGGCTGCAATGTATTTACCAGCCGATTCCCCTGCGTAGGTTGTTGTAATTGATGTTGTTGTAGCCATCTTTATTATTTGTTTAAGAATGAATAAACTGATTGTTTGATTGAAGGTGCGCCTTTCGCGCCCCATGTGAAGCCCTCTGACTTCGTTTCGTTTTCAGGATTGTGAACGATAGGAGCGGCAGCAGGCTCATCGCTTTCCGTGGAAAGCTCAACAGGCTTTTGCTCTTTAAGTTCTTGAACTTGTGTTTTCAAAGATTCGATTTCGGCTTTCAAAGTTTCCACTTCTTCTGCACTGAAATACGTTTCTTTAACCACAGATTCAACAGTCTTCTTCGGAGCTGTTTGCTCCATTTCAGTAGGTACTGCTTCAGGTGCTTCAATCTTAATTTCGACCTCTTGTTCAGGTGCTTCCGCTTCTTTGATTTCGGCAATGATTCCTTCCTGCTCGACAATCAAGATGCGCCCATCTTCAAGAGAATACTCTCCAACGGGTAATGCAACAGTGCCGCCATCTGTAACGATAGAAACCTGCATACCTGCTTCGAAAGATTCCGCTTCGATTGTTGTTACACCATCTTGCAAAACCATTTGGGCTAACTTGACCTCAACAGCCTTTAGCCCTACTGCTTTCAAAATGTTGTTTATTTGTTCTTTCATACAATTAAAATTTAGGATTTGTAAAATGT